CAAACCCCATTGTTTTCATTTCTTGCAAAACATTAGATTTGCTCTGCCTTGACATTTCGGCGGCTTGCTTCGGTATTTTTTTGGCCTGGGCTGCAAAACCTTGCATCATATCGCCCCAACCTTTACCAGGGGCAGTATAAAAAACATTCTTTAATGACGTCCCAAGCTTAGAAGGTTCACTTATCCCGGCCCGGTCCTGTACAGGTGAGGCAGGCGCCGGAGCCGGAGTTTGCGGGACATGATCATTAACAAAGTTTGATTTGATACGATTTTGGTCGGCAACATCCAGCGAATTAAATTCATCATCTGCCATTTCAGAATCAAAGTAATTGTTTAAAACCCCTTGTTTTTCTTCAAAAGGCAATGCTGAGTATTCTGGATCTTCATCCCATTTTTTTATGGCTGCAAGTGGCATTTATTTATAATCCCTCCAGGACTTACCTTTTTGGGGAGTTGGAGAAGGCGCGGCATATTCGGAAGCCTGATCAAATAGTTTTAATAGATTTTTGGCTTTCGGAACAAGTCTCTTTTCAGCAGGGGTAAGTTCACCAGTCTTATCAAGAAGCTTCTGTGCAGATTTGATAACGTTCTTATTCCCACCTTTTGAGAAACCATCTTTATTCCAAACCATTCCACCCTCTTCTGCGAAAACCCGGCCTGCAAGATCGACACTCTTTTTATAGTTGTCCAGTTCTTTACCTTTAAGGGCTGCGGCCTCTTTTCCTGTTTTAGAAGCCGGCTGTTCCTCTTCTTTCATCAGGCCGGCTGCAACCTTCTTTTCCGGATCAGTAAGTTTTCTACCCAGTGTGACCTCTTCTTTAGATGCAGCAGTTTTGCCAACATAAGGTTTTTGCTGATCAGGAACAATATTCCCATCCTGGTCCATTTTGAATGTCTGGACCCATGGGTTACCGTCTTCTCCAATAACAGGAGAGAGAGAGGCTTTCGTATTCATGTCAGAAAGACGCTTTTCATTTGCATCCAGGGCTTTGGCCAGGGTCCCGTCACTGATTAAATTGGAGGTATGCTTAATCGCAGCTTTCATATCCTTAAAACCCTGTTTCGTCCCATCTTTCATAACGATGAGGATATTTGTATTTGGATCTTGACCCTCGAATGCAGGATTCTCAGGGCTGAATTCCCGTTGAATGACAAGGCCCTCATTCCCGTCTTTGATATTCGAGTGCATCTTTTGCAGAAAATTCCCCGCCTCGAAATTCTTACCTGCGTTACTAAAGGCATTTACAACAAGCATATTCCTTCTTGCCTGATCGATCTGCTTTTTTTTCTCAAAAACTTCTGTATCTTGAGTTGCTTTTGTTGCGGCCCTGGAATCGACTTTATTCCTATTGGATACGTCCTGTGCCCGGTTTGTTGCAGCGGTCGCTTTATCCTCGGCCCGGTTTGATGCAGTTGTAGCCCTTACACCTTCACGTTCATCTTTATCAGCCTTTCTTTCAGAAGAACGAACACCAAGAGAGACACCCCTGTCAAATCCTTTAGATGCTGCACCCCATGGATCTTTTGACATAATATCACCTATTCCTTTTTATCCGGCGTGTTTAGTGCCAAGCGTACTCATTCCACCGCCGACATAAGCACCTGCGGCTTGCCCCATGACATTACCGGCAAAATCCCAAAAATCAGAACCTTCTTCAGCAGATTTGGTCTGAGTTGAACTCAATACCCTCGATGCAAGAGGGGCATACGTGTTTGCGGCTGAATTTAACCCGGCCATTGCTTCACCAGAAGGATTAGCATTCCCGAAGTGTGTTTGCCCTTGTCCCTGTGTTGATTGAACACCAGGCAAACCAGAAGCCATGCCACGAACGCCAAGAGCTGTGTTTAGCCTGCCATAGTTTTCTTTTTCCCCATCACTTACAGCCTTATTCCTTGCGCTGGCTATCAATGCCGCTGAAGTGACACCAGTATCATCCATGCCAGATTTAAAACGTGAGGAGCCAGGATCGATGCCATATCTTGAAAGCTCTCTTCCGGTAGATCCCCGGCCTGATCGCAAGGCAGACACGACATTGCTTCCAGCTTCATCAGCTCGTTTCCCAAGATCAACCCCTTCTTCGGATTCTTTGTAGAACTTTTCTGCAACAGGCGCGGCCATGTCCATTTCTTTAACTTGCTGGTCGCGCATTGCATCTTTTACAGGCTGATTTAATTCAAGATCTCGGGTCTGTTCATCGAGAGTTTTTCTTGATGCCTCGGCTATATAAGGGAGTAATTCTGCATTTGTTTTGGCTGCATCTATTTCAAATTGCTTGAAATGCTCCGTATACATATCCCATTGTTCTTGGGCCCGGGCTTCCTGCTTATCGGCAATCTCGGCCATTTTCTTAGATGCAACAGGATCATAGCTTTGTGTAGTGGTCGTAGTTGCAGGCGACGGCGATGATTTACCCATATTTTCCCCTTTCTACATAGTAGATGGTGCCAGGCACACTCTTTTTCATACTGTCAATCCAACAGGAAGAAGGGAGCGTCCCCAAGACAGAAAAATCCATCTTTCTGCACCATTCATTTGCACGTTCATTAATTACCGGAACAATCCCGGTTAAGATATCGAATACGCCATCCCCCATGTTCAGCAGTTCAAGAACACATGTCTTTCCAATTTTAACCAGATCAAGGCCCCATCCACTTGAAAAAAAGCAGAAATGAAACATTGCGCTCTTTACCTCAAAACCGTTTAACCATACAATCCCGGCCACTTTCTTATCGACCTGAACCACATATAATTTATTCAGCCCCATTTTCATGGTCAGAAGAAAGTCATTTGCACTCGTTAATGATCCATCTGTGAATACTGTTTCAACGGTTGCATCATCTTCCATGAGATCAAACAAACTCATAACTTCGGAATCCGTCATTGTCGGAATTCCATCGATAGCCGTGTATGGTAATAATCTTATATCCATGGTTTTTATCCTCCCTTTTTACGTTACTGTTTCTACAACATCTAAAGAAACAGCCACTTGTGCAGCATTTCCCATAACCGCACTTATGAAATCCTCTGCATCAAGGACCTGTCCGACCATTTCCGGACACTCATAGGTTTCTTTATTCCCAAGCGCCTTTGCGTTCATAATAAGATACTCATCTCCAACAGCCTGCCCGGTAGGGACTTTATGAAAGGTCATAGTTGTAGCTGTCGTGGTGTCATTTGTGGCAGTACACTTTATAACCCTGGCCGATGTTCCGGCAGGGCAGGTATACAGTTTGGTGTTTGTAGCAGCCGGCTGGCCTGCGTATGCGTTTTTTAATGATATTGTTGGCATGAGCGCTATTCCTTATATTAAAGGCTGGTTATATATTCAACGAATTCAACAATGTCTTTATGTATTACACCCCACTTCATTGACTCTACGCAACTTTTTAAAGACTTGAAATCATTGTCTTCTATATCCGCTTTTTTCCCTTTGAGTGTTTCCAGTGCACGGATTCTTCTTTTCATTTCTTTAATCGTGAAACCTTCTTGCGGTTTTTCATTCATGCAAAGTTCAATAAGTTTAAAATAATCCGGATTGCCTGCTAACGTGGTTTTTTTGTTTTTTACTGTTTTCATTTGCTCTCCTTTTCTAAGTTAGTAATACGTGTTTCAAGTTTAATGATTCTATCCTCCAGTGATTCTTTCATTACAGGTTTTGGTAACGCATCTATAATAGACTTGTGTTCCGCATCTGTAATAAAAACAGCTTCAATCTCTTCTTTTTTATAACCTGAATTTACAGCATTTTTAAGCAATGTGTCAAGATGCTTTTGCGTACTGCCACCGCTTTGAGATTCAATTAATTTCCCTGTTGCCTTTATTCTGCATACTCGCATTTTAAATTCCTTATCGTAAAACGAAATACTGACCAGTCATAGTGCCTGTTTTTGCACCAACTTTTGTGTAGCCTAATGTAAATCCATCTGAATTAAAAGAGGACAAAGTGATATTCGTATAAATTGTCGTTGTAGACTGATACAGTGCGCCAAGGGCTGAATTAACAAACCAAGCTGGTGTCCACTGATAAAATGAAATGCTTTTGGGAGCCGATGCGGTTCCCATTCCTATACAAATTTCCTGTGTTCCGTTAATTGATGAGAATAATATGATTGCAGAAGGCTTAAACCCAATCCCTGTATATGCAACAGTTCCAGTTGCGGTTGCTGTGTCGTATGTAAATTGACCAGAAAAAATCCCCCCATCCCACTCAGGGAGTGTTCCCGCTGCATCCATGAATAGCTTTTCGTTCGCTGTACCTTTTGCTAACTGTGACCACACACTCGTAGCAGAACCATATGCTAAATCTCCGGCTGCAACTGCATTATCCATAAGCGTTAAGGCTGCTGCTGTTATTGTTTTTGCTGCAATCGTAAGATCGCCAGTAATTGCTACATCTTTTGCGAAAGAGGTGTCTCCGTCAGCCTCAACTAAAATTGTTTCATTCATAAGAGCAAGCCTATCAGACGAATCAAGTTTCATCATCCTCTGGTTTGCGGTATTCGCAGCGTTCCTACCACTTACAAAAGCATCATTAGGTAAATTTAGAAGTCCATTATTTGCTGGATTTGTACCTAAAAAAACATCACCGGGAATTATTATATCGCCATTTGCACCAATGGTCATTCTTACTGCTGCGCCTGCTGCATTTGTTGCAGTCCCAAACTCCAATTTAGAGGGGACATAATTAGCGCCAGGAGCACCATCAACTATATTCCTAATAAAAGAAGAATTACGGAATGCGCCATTATTATAAAAATTTGCTGATAGGTACATTCCGTAATGCCCATCTGTAACATCTAATGGTGAAGCTTCCGTTCCCGCTGCCTTGTAAAAACGTACAGAATTAAAGTTTGTTAATGTGTTATTATAGATATAGTGACCAAGTACTTTTTCAGAATCAGACTTTATTGTAACATTATTAGAAAACGCTCCAGTCGTTCCTGAAATTGCAGCCGGTGTGTTTGCACCGAGAATACCATCAAGATTTGTAGCAGCAACTTGCCCTGCAAAAGTTGTATTACCATTTCTAAGAATTGTTATTAGATTTGTTGCATATCTGTTAAATTTAAAAGCCGCAGTCGTTAGCGTAGCGTAATCAGTATTATCATTTTCACGAACACTGAAAGTCATATCTGCCGCAGAATTTGTGTCGTTTGACATTCCGTATATTGACAGGCCACTATTATTAACGGCACTAACCTTACCGATAATAGCCGGAGAAGCAGTTTGTACGTCACCGAAAGATATCGTTCCCGCAGCTTGATTAGCAAAATCAACACCCCCGGAAGCGCCAGCGATATTAACGATAAGCTGACCACCAACAGGGCTTGACGTATCAATCCCTATAATGCCACTCGCGAGAATATTCATTCTTTCTGTCGTACTTGCCGCGCCGTCAGCGGTAGTCGAAAAGACAAGCTCTGTCGGAACGTCATTTGCCCCAGGAGTTCCGTTAATACGTGCGAAGATTTCAGCGCCGTAACTCGCCATGTCTGTCCCGTCAGCAGCAAAAAACCGGATCGTCCCTAAAGGGTCATTGTCCGCAACAGCCGTGTAGGTTCCAATAGTTCCAGACCTGGCTTTCCCAAAACTTAATAGTGGGCCCCCTGCGTTAGCTGAGAACCTTTGTATCGCAAAAGTTGAATCGTTTGCCGCTGTCCCTGTTTCCTGCAAAGATGGATTCAAGGCACCTATTACCCTTGATGATGTATCGCCAATAATAACATAACCATCATAATCTATAAAAAGTCGATTTGCTCCAGCAGTTGCTAAGTAAATATCTCCCGCTGCTGCGTCATTTCCAGCAGAAAGATACAAATTACCTTCATTCCCCGCATATTCATTCCCATACATGGAGATTCCAGCGCCTCTTGAAGAACCTACCGCACCAGCTGAAGAAAGTTGAAGCCTCTTACTATCAGAACCATCAGCAGAATCAGTGGAAATAACGCTTGTGGTATTTCCTAAAATAATATCCCCATTATTAAATAGAAAATCTCCAGTTCCATATGTAGCAAAAAGCATATCCGCATTTACGTTTCCAGCAGAAAGCCTTAATTCTCCGGGATGGTCTGCTTGTTCATTCCCATAAGAGAAGATTGTTGCGCCCCTACCCGTAGCAACATCACCGCCACCACCAAGTCTTAATATTCTATTATCAGAACCATCTGCGCTATTTGTATAAATGTCAAAATGTGATGCGTTGCTGCTGATAATGCTTTTTGCTGGTCTTATATAGCCTGAGAACAGGGCATCCCCATTTGACGCAATCTGAATCGCTGTGGGGGTCGTGGTTGAGCCTGTATTTTGCATCACCAATTATTAAATCTTCTGCAATGGTTACATCACCTGTAGCACCTATCGTCATTCTCCTAACTTCTGAACCCGTAGAGAAATCTATAAATCTTAATTCATCCGATACGGTTGCAATCTTCCAGTCTGCCGTTGATGTTCCTGACCTTATTATTCTTATTGTTCCATCAGAATTAGCCGTATTTGCAATGACCTGTCCCGCAACCGTAACCACACCTGAAGTTAAAGTGATTAAATCAAGGTCGCCTGTAATGCCAATTAGTTTACCGGAGGCCATTACCAAATCTTGTTTAAGGGTGACATCACCGTTGGTTGCGATAGCAAACACGTTGCCTGTTGATAAAGAAACTCCGGCAGAGGCTCCATAAGCAATACTGAAGGCCTTACCATTACTATAATCCAGCCCGATTGCCCAAGTTGCGTTTCCGCCAAGAAGATTTCTAAATTCTAATTCAGAATCGCTACCTATAGCAGATTCTATTATTTGCGTTGCAATGCTCCCTGCATTATAAATGTGTAACTGAGCAGCAGGAGTAATCCCAATCCCAACCTTCTGACTAAACAACACATCCCCATCGGCCTCAATTTGGATCGCTGTCGGCGTTGTGGTTGAACCGATGTATTTTGCATCACCGATTATTAAATCTTCGGTTGTTACAATATCGCCAGAACCAGTAATTGTCGTTCCTGAGATAGCAGCAGGGGTATTCGCTCCGAGAATACCATCAAGATTTGTTGCTCCTACTTGACCTGAAAAAATTACATCACCAGAACTCCCATCGAAGATCGCAATCGCTGCTGTCTTACCATTAGAAATAACTAAATCCCTAAAATTTGCAACACCGCCATCGTGTCCTTTATAGTTAATAAATAGAGTTGCGCCATCTGTAGCAGAATTAAAACCTGTGTTAATAGTGTTGCCAATCATGTAAACATTATCAGAAGAATCTGTATCTCCGAAATTAACAGACACCGTTGTTGCATCGTATGTGCCACCTGTGTCTTTTTCAACTAATAGTTTACCCGCAACCTTAATCACACCAGAGGTCAGCGTGATTAAATCAAGGTCGGTTGTAATTCCTATTAGCTTACCGGAGGCCATTACGAGGTCTTGTTTAAGGGTTACATCGCCAGCATTGTCTATTTGAACTGCTGCGGAATTACTCCCTGTACTGAATCGTATTTCTCCTGCTGCTACATTTGTTCCAATGACCAACAAATTACCATCTGCCGCAGTTGCCCCTCTCCATTGAACTTGGGCCTTATTTGCTGCCGGGGTTGCGCTCTCTGCAAAATATAAGTTACAAGTACTTGCTGTACCTGTCAGACTTATCCCCATAATTGGCAATGTGGCAGCAACCTCTAATAATCTTCCAGGGGTAGTGGTTCCTATGCCTACGTTGCATCCTGTAATTTCAAGATAGTTATTCGTATCGTCAAACGCAAGAAGTGGTCCCGCTGCCGGACCGATTGTTTTCCCGTCACCAACAATAAGGTCTTCTAATAGGGTAATATCTCCATTCGCTGCAACTCTAACTTTTTCTATTCCTGCCATACTAATGGTTATAGGGTAGCTCGCTCCAGTGGAAAATGTAGAATTAAAATCAATAACGCTATTGGTTTCGTCGGTTGTAATAACTAATCTTCGATTTGTGCCACCCGTAACACTGTCTCCTATCAGTGAAATAACTGGATCGGTACCTAAGACGGTAAAATCTCCCCAACCTAAAACCGTTCCAACTGCAAGGTTTCCAGATAAGGTAATATCCCCATTTGCCGCAATCTGAATCGCTGTGGGGGTTGTGGTCGAGCCTATGTATTTTGCATCCCCGATTTTTAAATCTTCGGTTGTGATAATGTCGCCAGAAAATGTCCCTGTGGTTCCTGAAAGAGCATCACTTAACGTCAGGCCACCAGTTGCAGAAAGAACCACATTCGGGAGCCATGCACTGACCTCTGTATGTTCTGCCCCTGTAAAGTGGTAATGATCTGATGCCCCACCGCCAAGAAGACCCGTTAATGTTTCGTGGTCTTCTGTAGCTAATGAGACATTAGTGATTGTCTCTAATCTCCAATCCTCATAATTGTCTCCTAGATCAGTTGCCTTTACTGTGCCATTAATAGTAGAGACATAGCTTGTGTTGGTTTTAAATATAACAGATCCAATAGGTTTTATCTCTGGGAATAAGATATCATCTGTTACTAAATTAAAGATTTCTGTTTTTGCCCCTTCTCTGGCCCGTTTTGCCGAAGTATATTTTGCTTGTCCCATTATTGCTATCATTGGGGTGTCTTTTTCTGTAGTAGCAAAAACATGACAGAGCACAAAGTCGTTATTACCAACATCAGCAAGACTCCATGTTCCTGCTGTGTTTAAGTTATATGCTAATCTGGTTGCATCAGTACCATCAACTGTCCGCATTGAGAAACCAGCCTCGATATGCTTTTGCCACTCAGCGGAGTTAAGCATGTAATATATTGGAAGCCCGGTTGTTGAAAGTACCGCGTCTATGGGGAGGTACAGATCTTCATCTGCAACAGCCCCTGCATCTACACCAAATTGAGCTTCAAGAGTTGAGCCAGCGCCACCTGTATCGAAGGTATTTAATCCTAATCCAGAAAGGTACTTTAGCCCTTGAGTAAAATGTAGATAAGCATGGGTTCCTGGAGACATACTTTTACCATGTCTCTCTTCACCAAAATATATAATTGTTGCTTCGGAAACATCCCAATATAGGATACTAACAATAGCTTTTGTCCGTATTACTGAGCCTATCTCACCGGCCGTAGGATTCGCAACAGCGGTTAAAGTGCTACCATCATAGTAAATAACATGAATACCCTCAGACCCGTCTATTACTACAGTATCACCAGTTGAAGTGTATTTAACTCCCTCTACCCAAAAATCAAAATTAACACCAGTAGGTTGAATGCTAAAGGTTTCAGTGCCATCATCAAAGGTCATTACTGAGTCTGTTAAATTTTCAAAGCCATTTTCAGACCACTCACTTTTAGTTATTAATGACAAATCCTCTCTTACTTCTGAATAACTCCTGCCCTCAAGACCATATGCCGTGAGCTTTGTAAAATCATTTAAAGCTGCATCCGCATCATCTATTCTGACAATGTTTGTATCTGCAATCCCAAGCGCGCGAGAAACGAGTTTCTTTGTAGCATCTGTGAGGACCACCTGAGACAAAGTCAGCGCAGGGATAGTCAGGTTGCTATCTTTGATTATAACCCCGTCAACGGTTACTCCTTCGGCTGTAGTCGATTCAACGATATTATCTAATTTAATCCCATTGCTTCCAAAGTCCTGGGCCTGAGAAATTGACCCAACTCTCTCGCCACTTACTAACAATGGGCTTGCAGGCGTGGGTGCATATAAATCTGCTAAAACAGAGTTTGTAAGGTATGAGATCTCATTGTCATAGCTTTTGGGATGGATTAAATACGGATCGTATTCAGCTTCAACACTTGGCACAGCGGCGATATCGGCTTCAACGTCTGCTACCGTAGCTGCGCTATAAGCTTCTCCCTTTGTTCCAGCGAGAATGCCCAAATTATGACGCATTGAGGTCAATAGGTCCCACATCGGTTTATCTAAGTTCCGGGGAACATCGGACATGGCTCTAAGGGCAATATCAGGCATTCGGAGGTCCTTCTAACTCTTCAACAGCGGTTGCAATAGCAATTTCCTGAATTGGAATATAGCCAGTAACCTCATATTCGAGTTTCTTATAAAGTATGTCAGCGGGTAATCTAAAGGGCTCATTGTCTTGTACAGTTTCAGTATGAAGAAGGGTCCCATCACCATATAGTTTAAAAGTGATATCCGTATCAGCGTCAATATCAAGTATTTCAACAAGATCGCTACCATGGATATCGTCAAAATTTATAACATCATCATCAATCGCATCGCTGATATCACCGTCGGCAAAGGCAGAGGCGTTTGCAGCTATATTCACGATATTTTCAGCTATTATTGCCTCTAATGTGGTTATTTCTGCGGCTGATCTTATGATTCTGGCTACTGCAAAGTTCGTAGCATACTCGAGAATGAACTTTTTGCTTTTCCAGGTGTACTGCATAAAATCGTTTGTATCATCTTCCCACTTATATATTTTATGATCTGCTGCCTCATCAGTATCCTCATTCGTTTTAATGAAATAAAACCGGCCTGTGCCTTCTGCCAGGTGCCCAGAATTAGGATAGATATCAAGTGTGGTAAACCTATCATTATAAAAATCAATAATATACGAGCCGGAAGAATAAAACCCGAAGATCTTATCCTCATAAAAATATGCGTGTATTGAGGTTGGATGATATTCATCTCTCCATGAAGTGGGATCAATAAAGGAGTTCGTCACTGAGTTTACGCCCTGCTGGTTTACCATGACCCATCCGTCCTCAGAAGGGAACAGGACCCCACCGTCTTTACCCACATCGCTTATGATACCGCGCTTTGAAAGGCATGGATAGTTTCCGTCAAGTTTCATTGTATCCATGGCCTCCGGAGCCCCTATAAGCAGGTAAACGTTTGTTTCTGTCAGAATGACACCGGTTGCCCCAAACCATCCAAGCCCGATGATAGTCGCATCAACAGGGTATTGATAAGGCCAGGCATGTGGTAAATTCGGCTCTGAAATATAAACAACGTTTCCAACAAAACCGGCCATCGAACCATTTAAAAGCGCAATTAAGCCCTTTAAACCGGTTGGGGGTGGGACATAACTTTCTGGTGGCGGTCCATCGGTCCCAAGATCAGCAGCGGCAACATCGTCAGTAAAGGTATATGTTGCAAAATTCACACCGTCTGTCTGGAATTCGCCTACAAATTGAAACGCAGCGACACCCGATGTAGCGTCATTCGTTCGATATATGCGAATTGTGCCTATCTGCCTTGTACTGGGAGGTTCGGTAAATCCGGACAAGGTTACATCACCTGATTGCAGATCTGAGATAGAGGCAAAATCACTGGGAGGGCCTTCTTCAAGATCGCTGGTGCCAAGCCTGACAACATAAGTATACACATATGCCCGATATCCATTACCAGCTGAATACCCGGCATCAATGGTGGGCTCTGCAACAGGGGCAGGAACACCAAGCTTGTAATAATCTGCATCAAAATCAAACGGAGTTGAAACAATCTCACTTGCAGTTACCCTGGGCTCGTCTCCCCCAGTGTAATAAAGGCGCTCGTGAGTATCGCCGGCAACCGGACTTTTAGCAAAATCATAATCCGCATTCTTGGCAATCCAGTTTTCACCATATTTATAAAGGCTTTGTGGAGTTCCAAGCCCAGACATAGCTTTGACTTTTGTATATTGTTTCCAGGGCCTTAAATCGCCCTTGTCAAGCTTACAGTTTTGGGCTGTCTGCGCTTCCCCTGGGGCCAATAAATTAATTGCTGCCTTTGGCCTTGCTCCTGAGAACATGTTTTGTTTTATTTTCAAAAGAACCTCGTTGATTTAACACGAAGAGAGCCGAATGAATCACCCATTAATTTCCTGATCTTGGCTTCTTCCATATGCCTTGAGTATTCAGCCAGTTTTACATCTGAAAGCGGTAAATTTGTCCACTTTTTTCCCGGCTGATTCATAAGAAACCACTTTGCCCGGGCTTCAATAGCCAAATGATGATCATCAAAGATATTATCATCGATTTCAGTCATGCTCCGGAGAGGAAGCCACGACATATTTAGAAAAACAAGCACATCGTCAGTGGTATCCATGGGAAAGATCTTAATTGATTCCTTGTCCGGATAATTAAAAAACTTTGAACCGCTGATCTGATATATGGATAGATCGTCAACATCGTTTTCAAGTTCGAGAAAGGCCGTGCCCCATGGAGTTCCATCTATTTGAAGGGAAAGGATATCCCATGGCCTTAACGTGGCTGAAACATAATCAGA